TAGTAGTAGACTCCATTTAGAGCACTAATCACAGCATCAACACTACCACAACATGGCAGATATAGAGAGGTTAATAGCAGAGGGCCTTGAGATAGAGAAAGAGCTGATGACCGCTCGGATTCGTTTGCAAGAGGCAAAGGAAGCTGCAGAGAGAAATCCTGATGAGTTAAATTTAAAGGGAGTTGATGCCAGACAAGGGGTCGTAACAGCTTTAGAACAGAAGTCTGCTGAAAACCAGAGACTTATTGCTGAACAACGACATGCATTGCCACCAACAAAACCACTAAAGAAGCCAACAGACCTTGATGATGATGAGCATCTTACTGAAAGGTCTACACTCCGTTATGGTAGTGTAATTGATCTGAATGACCTTGACATTGATGAACCAAGTGGTGCATCTGCTAACTGGGTTGCGATTTGCACATACATTTTAGGTTTTGGTGCCACAATCTTGTTGAAAGCACTTTACATGCTCACAACACGTGGTAGACAGACCATTAAAGAGCATAAGGGTAATCGGGTCCGGTTTCGTGATGACTCATCTTATACTGAGAAAGGCGGTGTTAAGGTCCCAAAACATCTTTATGTCTCACTCCCAACTGCTCAATCAGCTATCAAGGCAGAAGAGCTTACTCCAGGAAGATTCAGAACTATTGTCTGTGGTTTGTATCCATCGGAAGCAAAAGTACGTGGCCTGATAAGTCCTGTTATGGGAGTGATAGGCTTTCAGCACATGGCACAAAATTGGAGTGAAATGATTCATAAATTCATGCATATGAGGTGTCCATTTTTGGATAATCCTGGCTTACAAGTTGACTCTGCCCTCCTTACTAACCAGGCTTACTTTGAGATGAGAAGTGATGCACTTGAAAAGATTGAAGCTATAGAGATAAGATCGATTAGAGAGGAGGCAATTGACAATGATAGGAAGCTTATTAATGACATTCTTCAGCCTGATGCACCATGGTTGTTTGCTGGGGCACCAGATAGGTGCCCTCCTACCTCATTGTATGTTGCGGGTATACCTGAATTAGGTGCTTTTCTTGCATTGATGCAGGATGTGAGAAATGCTATTATGGCCTCAAAGATGACTGGAACTGTTGAAGAGAAAGTAAAAAGGAAATCATCCTTTTACCAGTCATACATGAGAAGGACTCAGTCAATGGGAATGCAGATGGATCAGCGAATTATCCATTTGTTTGTTATGGCATGGGGAAAGTTGATGATTGACCATTTCAATCTAGGTGATGACATGGATCCTGCATTGAGACAAATGTGCCAGGCACTCCTTGATGAGAAGGTCAAGGAGATCTGCAACAATGAACCTATGAGACTGTGAATTAACAGTCTTCCTATTGTGGTGACAGCCAGTTGGGCGTAGCAAGTAGGAAAGTTTCCTGCACTACTATAATCATATAAAAGGGAGGCATTATGGGCTTCAGGGACAATACATATATTCAGGGATATTAGGGCAGATCAGGGATATATATCAGTTTAAATCATTATATTACTCAGGAATATATGAAATCACAAAATATATCATTATTACTCAGGGTTATTGGGTTACTACACTACTATAATCATGACTATCTTCATATACAATCATGTTAACACTAATATAAACTCAAAAGATGTAAATAATCATTTGATGTGAACTACTAACTGTGAATTATTAAAAACACTGTATTTACTATTATTTGATAGATTATATAGCCTTGTATATATGTAAATATGTATATATGTAGTTAGCTTCCTAGTATTTACTCTGTATATATGTAAATATGTAAGTTGTTTCCTGTTTTGCTTTTCAAGGAGTATACTACTA